GATGGGGGCGAACTGACCTGAGGTGATGACGGTGTTGAGAGCGATCTCAACCGCACATTCGGGACGCAGCACGCCGGTACCCATGACGTACTTGCCGACGAGCAGATCACCCTGATTCTGGATCAGGTATGCCGACTCGAGGGAGATGTCAGCGAGCTTGAGGGTTGCGACGGCCGACTCGGTCCAGACGAGGGCACGGGTGACACTGAAGTCACCGTTGTAGTTCTGACCACCCGTCGCGGCAAAGTCGAACCCGGTAACGGCACCAGGCCAGTTGTTGGACTTGCAGATGTCTGCACCAGCGAAGCCGGGGATCGACGCGTTGGCCACGTTGCCATTACCACCGAAGCGGTTATCGAGCAGCGGGGAACCACCGGAGGCCGCGTTCACTTCAGAGACAATGAGGTAGTAGTCAGCGGGACGCAGGGCAATGTGCCGCTGGCCAGTGATGTTCTTCTCATCCATACGCTGAACCGCCGCCCACAGAGCCGTGCGGAGGGCCGACACGGTGTAGCCAGAGGCGAGCGAGAAGGGCGTGCGGTCGTTTGCGACGGAGAACGTCGCGGCAGTGTTGAGTTCCTGACGCTGCGGGTCACTTGAGGTGTTGGGGACCGCACCAGAGGCACCGAAGAGGCCACCGGTGAGGGTGGGACCGGTTCGAGCTGCCTTTGCAATCATCGATGCAGTACGAAGGTCGAAGTTCAGGGCAAGTGCAATGCCCATCTCTTCCGCGTACGGCCCACGCGTGTCAAAGTGTGACAGCATGGCATCGAGGTTGGCGAGGAACACACTCGAGGTGAGCATGTTGTCCACGCTGATAGTGCGTTCCGCCGAGGGGATCTGAGCGGGGATGATGTCAGCACCCGGCGTGTGGTATGCCGTGGTGGCAATACCGAGCAGCGGGAACTGTGCAGTCTTACCGAACTGCAGAGTACGCATACGCTGCTTGTCCTTGAAGACAGCCGCGTTGTTGAACCAGCGGAGGACTTCACCACCGAACACCTTGAGGTAGAGTGCCCGCCGGTCGCCGGCGTTGTTGACCTGGCCCGGATTGGTGACAGTTGCCGGAGAGGCATAGGAAATAGGCATGAGTTGTCGTCCTGAATTGTGGAGCGAGCATCAGCTCACTCAGTGATGTTGAACTTGAAGAGGTTGAAGATCAGGTGTCAGCGAATCGAAGGTACGCTGAGATGGGACCAGCGTTGATCGGAGTTGCACCAGCAACCACGACACGCATTTCGTCCATGAGGGGGAACTCGAGAGCGAGTCCCGTGACACCACCGGCAGTGACTGCACCGGCGGCATAGGGAATGACAAGGGCCGTGAAGGATGTGACTCCACAGGGCGGGATCTTTGCCCACACCGTGGAGTTCTTCATGCGACCCTCAACGGACACCTGGGCGTTCGTTGCAGCCGTTCCTTCGTTGGCGAAGTGAATCGTCCCACGGCTTGCACGATTGGTAGGCAGGAGCGTCGAGGGAGAGGCCGACGAACCTGTGAGTGAAGAGGCGAGCTGAATTGTGTCTGCCATTGGGGCTCACGTTGTAGGGGCCAGAGACGGGTTGCCCTTGCTCTCGATGAGATCATGAGCACCGTCTGTGATGGCCTTGAGGATTGGTGCAGCGGCCTTCTTGAGCTCAAGAGAGAGCTGAGGGTTGGCTGCCTTGCCAGCTTCAATGCCCCGCACAAGAGACTGGGCATCTGCGAGAACCTTCTCGTAGGCTGCCTGAGCATCTTCAGCTTCTGCGGTCTTGGCTGCTGTTTCCTTCTTGGCACGGAACATGCCAATCAGACCACCGATCCCTGCAGTGCCACCCAGAAGGGTGATGAAGGGACCAATGGGGCTTGCAGCTGCCGCAGAGCTGACTGTGGGGTTTGAGAGGAGACCGAGACCGGCATCCCACTGAGACTGCTTGGAAGCAATGTCAGCGAGAGCTGCATTGGCCTCGTTGCGTGCCTTGGTGATTGCAGCATCTCGAGCCGATGTGTTGACATCGAAGGTGGCCTTGATGGTGGCGACCTGCGTCACCATCTTGTCACCTGACTGCTCGAGCCTGCTCTGGAATTCGTCCTGAAGAGACGCAGCTGTGTTTGTGCTGTCGCTTGAGAGCTCACGGAGCTTCTTGGAGTACTCACGGGCGATCCGCGAGACCTCGAGCTCATGAGCTGCCTGAGCCTGCCGAGCCGCCTCAACAGCCTTGTCGGCTTCAAGTTTGGCTGCAGCTGCTGCATCCTTCTCCTTTGCCTTCTCGGTTGCTGCAATTTGTTCTGCAGTCTGCTGCTTCCCATCAAAGAGGGATGTGAAGGCACACCCAGAGATTGTCAGTGCAGCGAGAGCACAGACAGCAAGGAATGTTGCTTTGTTGAACTTCATGTAGGCTTTCAGAGGTTGGAGACTTCCATTCGCCGCATCACATCATTCCGATACGCTTCTGACTTGGCGTATCGGGGATCATTCATTGCGGTTGTGACCTCAGAGAAGTCACGGAACGGTGTGGGTCCACTCGAGGTGCGATGACCAGAGATCTGGCCGGGGACATTACCAACGGCACCACGATAGCGGGCGTTGATACCTGCGAGGGCCAGCTTCACATCCTCAGTCGAACCAGACTTGAGGGTGCTGTTGAAGGCGGTCTTCTCAGCTGCTGTGAGGTTGGACGTGGCCCACTCCTTGATGGAGTTGAACTGTTCCTGACCACCAACAACCTCGACCACTTCAGCGACCTGACGGGCCTGAAGAGCCTTCTGGCCTTCGATGAACTTGACAGCGAACTTCTCGAGGCCAACAGCCTTGAGCTCCCCCATGGACCGGTCAGAGAGCTCACCAGTGGCGAGCACTTCCTGCTCGTAACGCGACATAGCTTCTTCGCTTACGAGTCCGGGTGCGGGGTTCTCAGTCTTCGCAGTCCCTTCAGGGGCAGCTGCGGGGGCCGTGGGCTCATTCGTGTCGAGCTCAAGGGGATTGCTTGAGGGTTCCTTGGCAGCCGGAGGCGCTGAAGGATCCTTCGGGATGGATGCACCCAGCGGGGCAGACTCATCGACAACGGGTGCCGGTTCTGCCTGCGGGGGCTTTGTGACAATTGTGGATCGGATGAGATCACTCATACTTGAGAATCAGCCTCTTTGAGGGCCTGCTGACCTTGAAGGTCAACTGCGGCCTTGATCGCGGCAGGTGCAGCCTTCTGGGCGAGTGCAACATTGGCCGCTTGACTTTGTTCTGCTTGAACCTGTGCTTCGTCCTTGATGAGACCCTTGGGGTCAAGGTCAAGGCCCGAGGCACGCCTACGCATGTAGTCACCAACATTGATGTACTGCAGGACATTCGGGCCGAAGGTCTGAATGACCGGACCAACGAATGCGTCAAGCTTTGCGAGCTCATGGGAACGCCCAAGAGCATCGATACCGGTGATGATGGTGGGCTTGATTTTGTCTGAGGGCATCTTGGGGAGCTGGCCCTTGGCCTGGAGCTCACTCATGATGATCTCAACGGCGTTGAGCTGGAACTCATACGCCAGAACCGAGTACACCCCACCAAGGGCATTCTCGAGTTCCTGAGACATGTAACGGATCTCTTCAGCGGTGACTCGTTCACCGTTTCGGGAGATTGCAGAGTTGAGAAGGAAAGCGTACTTGAGGCGGGTGTTGACTTGCTCGAGAACAGTTTGAGCGACTTGGAAGTCAGCAAACTTCTCGAGACCAAGGGCTTTGATGTCACCCTCAACACCTTCAACGAAGTCACCCTCTTCAGCGTCTGTGAGATCCTCTGCCTTTGTCATCCCGTTGGGGTTGACAAGGAAGACAACCTTGGCAGCAATCGCAGCTGCACGGATGATGGACCGTGAGAGACTGTCAGTGGCAACAAGGTCACCAATGAAGTCATCACAGTGCGAGCGACCGTAGTCCTCACCGTCGATGCGGGTCCACCTAAGGGCGATCCAAGGGAGCTTTCGCTTCCCGTAGTCACCGATGGTGCTTGGGATCTTGAAGCCGTTGACTTCTTGGTAGGTGTGGAACACACCGGTCTCATCACGGTACACATGGGTGTACAGATCAACGTCTTCACAGTCTTGGATGGGATTGGCAGATTCGTTGTTCTCTGACTTGTCGTCAGCTGGGTTGCCCTCGGCTTCGTTCTTCTCAATGAAGTCCCTGACGGACTTCTCGAGGCTTGCCGGAGAGACACTCTCCTTGACAATGATTTCGAGGATGTGCCCTGCACCGTCACGACGAACCACATACTGGTTGAGTGAGAACACGCGAGTGTTGTCAGCCTCAATCTTCATGAGTGCGTTGCCGGTGACTACAAGGTGCCTGAAGGCTTCGAAGGA